CATTTCTATTTATTGTTTAAAAAGGTTAAAAAGATTATTTAATTTCTCTTCTTTGCTGTCTGTTTGCTTACCGAATTTGAAACCGCTTTTTACAGGCTCAGTTGGCTCAGTTGTTGGCTCTTTTACAAGCTTTTCAACCAATTCAAACAGCCCTTTAATAGCGTCTTCAGACTTAGCAAAAGCAGCTTTTAGGTTTGCGTTTTCTGTTTCTAATGCTGAGAATTTAGCATCGTAAGCAGAAAATTTCTCTTCGTATTTTTTGCCCATGTCTTCAGCTTCGGCAGGCGCTTCAGCTTCAGGAGCGGCAGCGGGTTTGATTTCACTGATAACACCACCCTCACCAACTACGATAACGGTGCCGTCTGCAAGCTCATGCTCGCCAACAGGAGCGGGTGCCATAGTTTCCTTTTCAACAGAAACCACACCACCAACCTCTAACTTATCAATGTAAACCTCTGTGCCATCCTTAAGCATATAACCGCCAAATTCTTTCTTTGCAGGAGCTTCAGGCTCAACCGCAGGAGCAGCAGGCATTTGATCTTCAAACACCAGCGCTTTAACTTTTTGTAATAATTCGATCGGATTCATATCAATTACATACCAAAACAAATATTTATGGATATTTTGCTTTGTAAGTGATTGATAATAAATAAGATATAAAAAACCCCCACTTTGAAAAGCAGGGGGAAATCAAAACACTAAACTAAACTATGAACACAAACTTTTGAACAAATCTTTTCGGCGGGTATTGATTTCATCAAAGTTATAATTCTTATTGCAGTATTCAAACAGCGCCCTACCCTTTGCCTCCCTTAGATCCTTATCTTCTACAAGCGCCCGGATATTCTTATCCCAATTCTCATAATAAACCACGTCTTCCGGGAATCCTAAATACGGATCCACTTTTGAAACAATAACTGGTACACCCTTACCCGCCGCTTCCAATATCTTTAAGTTAGATTTATATCCGTTAAATGTACTTTTGCGAAGGGGGATCAATTTAATATCAGATTCTAAATACATCTGATAATACTCAAATACCGGCAAACCCCTATAAGCCATATTCGGCAAAAGCGCATCCGCTGTAAAGTAGCTGACCATCTTCCTCCATATCGTTTGCTCAGTTATATTGCTATCTGAATATCCGCCGACAACCATTTTTATTTTATCCTTCAAATCACTATTCAATAGCCGCTTTGTGACCGGGCGCAATATCTTTAAATCCTCTTCATGCGATATACCGCCCGCCCAAAACAGCCTCACCAAATCGGAGGCATTGCGCTCCGTTGTAAATTGGTTTTGACCGTAAGGGATTGCATTAGGTAAAATCTCTACGTTTTTGTTGTGATAATAAACCCTTTCCGCTAACCGCTCATGGGTACACGTAACCAGATCCGCTTCTTTCAAATGCTTTATAATACGACCATCGACATTGTATTTATTGTACGTATCAAAGTCCAAATGATAATTATCCAAAATCCAGAAGTCATCTACATCAACTACCAATTTAAACCCATGCTTTTTGCGTAGCTCAATAAGATCATCTTTAGGCCATAGCCTATTTATGTTCACTATGTCATAATCAAAATCTTCGGGGAAAACATCGGTAATTCGTGCCTTTTCTTTTGGCATCAAAGAAACTGGCAGCATCAATCTGTGGTAACCGCAACCGCTAAAGGATTGCGTCAATACTAAAATTTTCATTTGTTTGGTTTGGTTTGATTAAATATTTATTTTGAAGTTGTTAATAATTCTAAACTTTGAGCCGCTTCTATTATACAATCAAGACAAACTCCGGTCGAATTAAACCCGCCTTCATTTACAGCAATAACAACATTTGGGCAAATCCATTTTTTTTTATAATAAATTGAATTGTCGTAAACAGTTTTATTTTCTTCTATTTCAATAGAATGGCAATGTTTACAAGGCTCACCTCCATCATTTTCACAACACTCATAATTTGTTTCTATTTCAAAGCCGCCGCCCTCCCACATACACCCGTTTTCAAATTTGTGTTTCATTTGTTTGGTTTGGTTTGATTAATAAAATATTTGTACGTTCTCACCTTCATTCACGCCTCCGTTTATTGTTATCGTTTGCGTGGATCCGTTAAAACTTACATACCTCCGATCTGTTCTTACCTCATAAGTTAATAAAAGCCCATCAATAAATACCGACGGCGCAAAGATAAAAGCTAAATTTTGGTAGTCAGTATCGCCCGGCTCCATAGCCCCGCCTGTTTCAACAATGAAATCAATAATAGGCTTCGCACCTATTAGCCCCTGCGGGATGGGTTGCAGATTAGTGGACATTTTGCAAAAGTTCTTTTAACTGATCAATTACAACCTTTGCGGCTGCTTCCTCTGTCATCTTCATCGACATTTTGATAGGCATCATATCAAACATACCCTCTACGCTAAATCCTTTGAAGGTACCGTCTTTCACCTTTGCCCATGCTTCGTCTGAATTAACCTTAGCACCTAAAAACCATGTGCCGTCTGGGAGGCTTTCAAATTGCTTCATTTTAGGTATGCCTTTACTTTCATCTGCAATCCACGATTGAAAGAAAACCATATCCACAGGCTTTGAGCTGTCGTGCATTTCGTTCCCGTTATTCTGGAAGCCTTTACGATAAAACTTTTCCGCAATAGTCCGGATCGTATCTTTTGTAAAGAAAACATAATACTCCGTTCCATCCTTATCGCGTCTGAAAATGGGTTTGTCCGGAATCATTGCCGCACCAACTACAAAACGCTCCTCTTCATTCACCACCGCAAAGGATTGCATCTTTTGCCTATCTATTTGCTCAAGTTTACGCTGTGCCCATTCAACACCCGCATCACCTCCCCACGCTAACCACATAAGCCGCCCGCACCCGTCGCCTAATTCCTTATCTGAGTTTTGCCTATGCCTTTCAAAGGCTGCCATTCGTGCAATCGTGTCACGGCTTATCGCTTCACCGTTTGCCAATTGGTTTGCTCTTTGCTTACCTACCGCCGTGCCGCAATCACCCCATCCATTTTCCTCAGCCCATCTCAAAGCCACCTTTGCATTCTCACTCGCCTGCTTAGGATAATCAGTATAGCTTTCAAATTCCTGCTCATTGAAAGCATAAAACCCAACGCCAATAGCGGGCACGTCCACTAACGCCACCGCGTCAACCTCAACAGTGCTATCTACATTCTCATTTATTGTCAGTTTATATACCGGTAATCCTTTTTCCATTTTTGTAAATTTAATATTATCCTATCGATGCGTTCCTGTTTATATACGCGTTTCTTTGATCGTTGTTCTGAATGTCGCTATTTAATACATACGCCCTCGTGGCTCTGTTACCCATCTGATTCACCGCCGCCGTGTTTACCTGAGTGGCTTGCACCTGTGGTGAAGGCGTTGGTGAAACAGGAGCTGCTGTACTTATCCCACCTGTATCAACACCGCCTCCTGCTGCCTTACCTATTCCAGAAATAGCCTGCTTTATTGCCATAATAATACTCGCTGCCTGTAACCCATACCCAATAAGCATAGGAATATTTTGCGGAAACCCTATTGCTGCTGTTTTAGCTGAACCAGCCTTTATTGCGACACCAGTTTCAGCAAATTTAATTTTAGCAAAGGTTATAGATTTCTTTGCCTCCATTATCATTTCTTGAGCCGCCAATATCTGCTTTACAACCAATGCAGCACGCCCTACATCTGTTTCAGCTCCGAACAATCCTATTATCTGATCTGTAATAGCTTTCTTTTGATTCAATTTATCCATCTCAAGCTGATTCTCCTGAGCTGTTATATTCATTTTTGCATCCAAATACTGCTGATCGGTTATTAACTTATTCGCAAGTTGTTGATCAAGTAACATTTTTTCCTGCTCTATGAATTGCGCCCTTGCATCAAAATCTAACTGATAAATCTCCTTTTGCTTATTTATTTGCTCAAGCTGTGTATTTAATCCCGTTTCAAGTATTTGCCGATCTAACGCCTGACCTTGTATGGCTAATTCTGATTTCTTATTTGCTAATTCTATTTCGGCAGCAATACGTGCTTCGGTTCCTACATTTGCAGCATCAACAACACCCTGCAACCTTGCAAGCTCTATTTTGCTTTCTTCTTCAAATATTTTCTTTTTAGCGGCTAACTTATCATTCTCATTTTTTATAAGTTCTGCCGTTGCCTTTTGCTCATTCAGTAATCTTTGATTTGTTGCCTGTTGCTCCTGCTTTCCAAGTTCTATTTTAATCTTTGCAAGACCAACGGCATTGACTTTTTGCTCAGATTGTAATCCTGTTATTTGTGCCTCAACGGCTGCAACGTTATTTTTAGCTTTTATTTCAGCTTCTCTTAAATCAAGATTATTTTTATCAGCGGCTAATTGTGCCTGAGCGGATTGTAAAATCTTAGCGGCCTGTGCTAATTGCGCAATCCTTTGTTGCTCTAATATTTTGCCAAGTTCATTATTTGCCTTTATCCTATCATCGATACTTTTTGTTTCATCATCTCTAATTTGTCTTTGTTGCTCCGCCTGCCTATCATATTTTTCAATCAGTCCTTCTAATTCAGCAGCTGCAAGTCTCGCCGTATTTTGCAAACTTACAATAGCTTGTTGCTGTTTATAAGTACCAGATATACTTATTTTACTTCCCTCTTCGACTATTCCGCTTATTGCAGTACCTACAGACGCAGCAGCTTCGCCAAAATTATTAACAATGTCTTTACCAGCTTGTAAAGCATTTTTCCCAGTATCAATTAAACTATTGGTTGTTGACTTTATATCTTCAGTCAATTGTTTTATTCTACCTTCATCTCCCTTTCCAAAAACAGATTGTTCCCAAGCCAGTTGAAGAGATTGTATAGCTAATTTAATTTCAAAAAAAACAACCTTAATAGGCGTTAATGCAAGAGTAAGCAGACCCTTCATAACTTTACCCAACGCATCAAAACCATTCGTGCTTTTACTAACTCTATCAATAACGCCTCCTATAATATCAATCAATTGCGTCATGAGTGATGCAATCGTACCCGTAACCGCTGCAAACGTATCCGCTACCTTTTGATTCTTAAATAAAGCATCCTTTAATATTCCAAATGCCCCAGCAATAACCGATACAATACCCAAAGCCTTAATCGCACCTCCAAGACCACCAAAAAATCCTGCGCTTTTCTTTGCCGCTTCGCCAGCACCTTTCGCTGCCTTTTCGGTATTCTCGATTGTTACTTTTAAATTAGCAACACCCTGCTCTGCGCCTTTTGTGTCAACTGTAATTTTAATAGGAATCTCCTGCTTAGCCATTATTTATAACTTTTAATAGTTCTACTTTTGTTAATTCGCCGCTCGTTGCATCGTAATCCATAACCTTATTAATCCGCCACAACACCCCATCAATAAATACAGGTTTGCTAAAATCTAATTGCGCAATGTCCAGATCATTCAAATAAACGTGGCAGCTTAATAATTTACTATCCTTATCCGCTATCTCTGCAATGTACCCGCTCCAATAGTCATTAAACAAATTATTAGTAGGGTAAACATTCGGATCGAAATAGATCTCAGCAGACGCCCCGAAATTAATATCCTTTGTAGGATTCTTAGGATCATCAAAATGTCCGGCGTAGCCATAAGCCGTTAATGGTGAGCCTAATGCTGATCCGTTATTTGTAATACTCCAACTTGAAACGCCCGTCATTTTCTTTGCCATCATGATGCGGATATTAGTATCCATCCGCTCTTCCTGATCGACGGAATTACCTGATGTTTTTTTATACAATGCGCTAACTATTTTATCTCTCCCTTCATATTCCACCAATACAGATGGAGAAAACCCTACCTCTAAAGTTTGTTTGTCTTTAGCAAATTGAAAACGCGTATCTTCTAAAATTGATCCGTAAGGTAAATTGAATTTCTTTTTAAAATTTTCATTATAAAAATCATTGTCATCTTTATATTTATATTCATAAAATCTGGCTGTAAGCATCCCCATCGGCTTAATATTCCACGGCTTATCCCTTGCTACTTTGTACGTCCAATCTTCGGGATCTGATAAATCGTAATAATCTACATAAGGCTCAATCAATAAATGTTTTTCCCTTACCTTATCCTCTGTAATGTATAAATTAAACATCTTCATGATCCAAGTGAAAAAATCCTTTTGTAGGATGTTTTTTGGTATGCCATATTTGATTAATACATCTTCATTTAATAAAGTATCGGTGGTTATTGGATTGATAGATTTTACTTGAAAATATTCTATAGTAAATGTACTTATATTATTTCCATATACACCATCATAAAAAAATTCAAATCTAAAAGTATCATTTGTATTAGCAGCAATATTAAAATCCTCCTGTATAGTTATAGAAAATGGTACTTCATCTAAACTATTATTACCATTAGTATTACCATTATCATAATGATAACCTCTTATTAATTGATTGTTTTTGTAAACATAAATATCCACAAAACACGCTGGATAAAAAATGGCATATACACCAATAGCAGTTATTCTATACCTTAAATTCAATGTTGTATTTGATCCTGTATAAGTAAAATTTGGATCACCATTTCCTGTAAAACTTCTTTTTAAATATTCAGTAGGAAAATCAATCGTTACTCGCGTTTCTACTATATTAAAAAATCCTCTTGATATTTGGCTTTGAACACTTAACAAATCACTAAATTCGCCTTTTAACTGCTTTGCGTTACCCGGAATAATCAACTTCTTAAAAAAAGCGCTATTAAAAAAACTGCTTTCATAAGTGTATCCGCTGAGTGCAAAAATCTTATCAATATACTCTTTCACATATAACGCCGGGCGGAAGGTTCTGTAATCATAATTTATTTTTTGATTGCTATATGTCCCATAATCAATAAGCGGGTAATAATATCCTGACCCGTTTATTGTATTCCAACTGTTCACAATATTGTCCCACGTGTACGTATGATTATAAGCATTGAAATCCAAATCCTCAATCATACCCCTACCAATGGCCGCAATAAACCCGCCAAGCTCTCCAAACAGGTTACCCTCGTACTCAATATGCCCTCTCTCATGAATGATGCCTGTAAGCCTAAAAACGCCCTTTAAAAGCAAAAGTCCGTTAGCTCTTAACTCCGCCTTCGTGGTTTGCGCCACGTTGAAATTAGCATCTATATTAGCGGCACCGGGTGCATAAAGGTTATTACTCCCAAGCTCACCCACAAACCCCAGCAGCCTGTTGTTTTTTGCCGTGCCGGGCAAAACTATTGTTTTGCTGAATGATGTATCCCTGCTTCCGTACTTATTAACATCGTCAATATTATAGCTTAACTGCATCCCTAAGTCCTGACGAATATCAGCCAGCTGACCCTCTAAAAAAAGTTCGTAGATCATCGGTATTGCGTATTTTGTTTGTAAACATCAATATTCACGTCAAACGTTTCAGCTTTATTTTGCAGGCTGTTCTTCATCTCGTAATTCGTATCCGTTATTTGCACCGGGTGAAGTAAGCTGCTATCCTTATCCCACAAATAAACCAAAGGCGAAACGATCAACTCAAACAGCCATTTATATTCCTCAGTGCTTAGCAGATCCGTTGTCAGCTTCATCTTTGTTTTAAAGTCGCCTCCGTATGTTCGCATCCCCTCATATCTTACCTTGCCGTTTTTATTCACCATGTTAAACCCATTCAACCGCCACTCCATTTGTTCAAATCTCTTCTTTTCATTATCGGTTAAAATATTGCCATTAACAAACGTAAAGCTATCCCATGCGCCGTAGGCGTTCAGGAAAATCAAAGTGTAAGGTTTGTATTTCGAGCAGCGTTTTTTTAATATTCTCGATCCATAAATTGTAGTATCTAAAACATCATCTGATTTAATAGTTAAAGTACAATCATCAGATAATCCGTTTAAACTAAAATAATCTACCCCAGATTCGGGTTGTTTGTCAAATGCCAAAGTATTATTTACATAAAATTCATAATCACTTATTACATAAAATTTCAAAGGCTCTGAGTTTATGCTAATTACAACAGGTTGACCATCATAAAAATTACTTTCATTCGGTCTATTACTTAAAATAAGTGGCATTCCAGAAGGTGAATAACCATGAATAGGATGTCTATTATAAGTATTATAAACACGGTACGTTCCTGACGCTAAATCCGCCAATACATTTGGAACTCCTGCATTAGTAACACCACAAATTTCACCATAATTTACCACATAGTTTGTAAACCAAAAATCAGTGCCTTGATTTATAACGGTCGTTCCACTTGTATATGGAGTAGTTAAATTCAAATCCCCTATTGTATCAACAGTAAATCCAGATCTCACAATATTACCAACGTTTATAACACCGTACCCATCATCACCATAAGGGCTGTTGGTTATTCGTGTAAGTAGATTGGCTCCCTTGTAAATATCAAAAATGTATTTAAACCCTATTACGTTTTTATTGGTGCTATCCACCACGTGCCAGACATCTTCATTTGCGGATACAAACCCTGACGCCTGCGGGGCGCTTTTAATAGTGATTGCCATTATCTACTTTTTATTTCTTTAATTAATTCATCAAAATTAGTTCTAATATTCAAACCAGTCACCTCCGCCAATTTAACATCCAATCCTTTAAATGTTTTCTCAAAACTGCGCTCCCAAAAACCAGTGTAAGGCAAACCACGCTGCTGTATCTTACGAGCTATAAGGAAAGCCAAAGTTTTAGGTTTTAACTTTTTTGCTGTTGCCCTTAAGGCTCTACTTGATTTTTGCGCTTTACTTAAACCACGCTTTTGATCTTCAGCACTTGCCTTTAATGACCCCTTTTGTTTTATCCATTTAAGAATCTCCTTTATAGGAGGCATCTTATCTCGGTACTTATACGGAGAAGTTTTGTTTTTACTATTTGCCCCAGCACCCCTAACACCTTGATCGACGAATTTATAGTAATCTAATACTTTTAAGGCTAATTCAAAACCTGCATCCGTTTCAGTTACCTCAAAACTAATCGAATCCTCAAGCTTACCTGTGCTTATTTTGTTGGCACGCCTTAGCTGCCTTGAAGCCATTTTCTGAAACTCCGCAGCGTATTCAAACAAAACCTTTTCAATAGCGCTTAAATCAAGCGGCTCAAACCCACTCTTTGTTTCACCTAACCCTGATAAAGCATCTGCCATATACTTAAATACCTAAAAAACAAAACCCCTGCCTAATAATAAGCGGGGGGATAAATGTTTGCCATGTATAAACCAACCTATTTTATTTTATATTTATTATTCAGCTCGTCCATCATGCGCTTTTCATTCTTTTGCTTTTCATTTATGTAAACCAAATCATTCAAATATTGTAAAGTGCTTATGTCGTAAGCCTGTTCCAATGTTATGCGCTCAAGCTCTGCCACCTTCTCTGTGGCGAATATCCATCCGTAATACTTTGTAAAAGTATCTCCTCCGCTTTCTTCATTGCCTTCTTCATCTTTTGGCTTTTCCTCATAAAGGGAAGGAAATTTTTTGTCAAAGGAGCTAATCTTAGATAAAAAAAAACCAGTGAATTATAACAGTCAATAAAATTAGCATCCTGCATATCATTAGCATAAAAGCTATGATTATCAGATTCGTACTTAGTATCCACAAACCTAAACCATTTGCGCTTTATTGGGACAACAGCAGAGGCCATGATCATGTGCATGTTATTGACAAATTCACCGCCCATAAATGTCTTTATCTCTACGTACCTTGCCGCTGGCATTTTCTCTATGTCGTAATTAAACCGATACCACCTGCCGCCAACATTAAACCGCTTCATTGCTTTAGGCTTAATATCCATCTGAGATAAAAAAGCATATTCACCCATTTTGCGCTCCAGATCTGCCGCCGTGCAATCCTTACCCTCCAAATCAAATACAATCTGTTGCAGTTTCTTTTCGTCGCTTAAATCGCTTGTAATAATTGGGTATATCCTCTGATATTGCCCCACCGTTAAATCATTCCATGTCATATAAAAACGTATTTTACATCGTGCTTCCTTTCCATAAACTGCGCCCATGCCAACGCCAAAGCATTCACGCAGTCATCATGCATCCCCGTTGGTGCGTTAAACCTAACCCCTGTTCGCGTGTATTCATACTCAAAGCTCTCAAGCTCCTTTGTTATAACCCCTTCCGGGAAGCCGACCTTCCTTTGATGGATGGCTGATTGCAAACCCTCCATTAACTGTTGCTTTGAGCTTGCGGAATATTTAAACCCAAACACATTCGGCCGCTGCCTTTGCAGATCCTCAACAATCGGATCCCCAACGCCCGTACTATCCACTTTAATCGGTGCCTTCGGTAGTTGCGTTACTATCTGCTTTGTTATATTCCAGTCCTTTTGAAAGCGCTCTAAATAGCTCACCTGCCCAAATCTGTCTAATCCAATAATCACCGTCCAGTCAAATGATTTCGCAAGATCCACACCAAAGCAAACAGGCGGCTCCGTACTCATAGGCATCGTGCATTGCTTAATAAATTGGAAGCCGAAGGGATTCGCCACGTTGTCGTTAAACTCCGCAAGGTACTCCTGCTTAAATGCCAAAGCAGGCAAATCCTTTTCAGCGGAATAAATCTCCGCTATATCAATAAAAGGGTTCGTGCTTGTCGGCATCTGCCAGCTTGCCCACCCCTCTTCCCCCGTTTGCCCGCGCATCCAGAGCTTGTAAAAATCGTTCTTCCCTTTCGGCGTACTCATAAACCACGCCCCACCCTTCAGGTCGGTAAGCGTCGGGCGTATCGATTGTGTCCAAGCTTCCCAAAGGTCTTTCACAAATGCCGCCTCGTCCACAATCGCCACCTTATATTTTCGTGATCTGCCAGCGTTCGGGTTATCCAAACTCCAAAACTCAATAATCCCGCCCGTAACCAATTCAATAAATTGTTGATCATGCTTTCGCTTTATAACCTGTTCTAAGGCATTATGGCATTCCTTAAACGTGCCTTCCAATAATTTATATTGGGGTGCAAAATAACCCACAGGATAGCCCTCCAATGCCCCCTCAACCAAAAGATTAACGCTCAACTTTGACTTGCCCCACCTACGGCCGCAGTCGAGGACGTTAAAGCGTTTAGCCTCCTGCCTTATCTTCTTCTGGTTCGTGTGAAGTTCCGGGAGCCGCACTAACATATTCAACGGTTATTTTGTTTGTATTATCGGTTCGTGAATCTACTTTATCAGTCATGCCAAGTCTATTCTTTGCGTAAAAAATTCCTTTGCCCTCATTCGCTACAATATCTTCAGCAACTGAATCAAAATATTCTCTTATCTTTTTTAATGTGTCAGATAATGGATGCATTTCATCTTTCAAAGCATCATAAAAATATTGCCTTGTATAAAAACTAAAGTCTTGTTTTTTAAGCCATTGCATTACAAAATACTTAATTGTAGGCAAATTCCTTTCTTTAAATACAACAGCTCCTTTTGCAGTTGGTGCCTCCTTTTGATTAGATAAGCATTCATCTACATAATCTTCAGCTAATTTAATAAGCTGTTCTTTATCAATATCTCTATACTCGTTTGACATTATCAAATATCGTTTTTGCTTCTTTACTAAATATATTCCTCAACTTCTCTTCTTTCCAATACGAATTACAAACGGCATAGCGCTGCTCTGGATCGTACTTCTGCATTTCACTACTTCCCATGCAGCGTTGAAGATAATCATCTTTCGTTTCGTTCTTATTCGGTAATGGCATTATAACCCAAATTTAATAATTAATCTTCTAATGGCATCGTAATAACAGGCTTTGCACCATTTATTCGGAAGCCAGTTAACATCAATCTCTTCTTTGTAAATACGCTCAACCTCGTTTTTACATTCCATTGTCAAATCTCTTAGAAACCCTGAACGGACGGTCATCCACTCATTTTCGTACTTTATGAATGTTTGTTTATTGTTCATGATACTGATTCATTTCGATAATATAATTCTCTTGCTCATAAGGTAAGTAAACTTTTCCTTCATCATAAATACGGCACCACTTACCATAAATTGCCCCCGCCTTATTTAAACCTTCGTCTTTCATTTTACGATATTCAGAGCCATTGCCAACATCCGCCCCTACATGGGTAGAGTTCATGCCATGTATGTAATAATTCAAAAACCCTGCTTTATGTAACCTATACGAATAATCACTATCCTGCATTCCGTATGGATCCTGATCAGTATTGAAATATCCTATCGTATCGAATGCTTTTTTAGTTACTAAGCTACACCCAAAAACACCCCACGCTGGATGCACATTAACGCCGTTTATGTTTTGAACAGGAGGTAAATGCTCCACGCAATAAATAGCACTCGTTCCCGTTTCAGGTATCGCATCCGCCGCCGTAACCATAGCATCAAGCCACCCCGCTGGCATCATAATATCGTTTGCACAAATAGCCACGTTATTATATCCTTTCTCTTCAAAGAAATATTTAAAGCCGTAATTGATAGCCGCCGCAATGCCAAACATTTCAACCTCTAATAATTCATATTCGCATCCTATTTGCTTAATAGAGTGCAATACGTTTATTGAATAGTCTTTGCGCTTATAATTTAGAAATATTATGCCTGTCATTGTATCCTATAAATTTAGCAGGTACACCCGCGTATTTACAAAACCTTTCCATCTCAGTTCTTTTTGTAATCACAGCGCCCATCCCGATCATGCAGCCCTCCGGTACTTTTACCTTTTGATGAATAGCTGCATTCATTCCGATATTTGTATTTTGTCCTATTGTACACAAACCGCCAATACTAACGCCAGCCGATATGGTCACGTTATCTTTTAAGGTAACATCGTGCGCAATATAGGTATGCTTCATGATGTAACAATTCTCCCCGATATATGTAACGCCTTCCGCTCCACTATCTATTGTAACAAATCCTGTAAGCCTTGTGCCAGATCTGATTATAACCCCCTTACCTTCGCCCTCCTTTCCTTTCCATTCAGGTTCCGAACCTATCACACAATATGGCCCGATAAACACGCCATGCTCAATAATCACGTTATCGTAGATAATAGCAGTTGGATGGATTATGATTTCTTTGTTCCCCATACTGATAGGATTGATGCGGCAAAGCCTGTGAATAATACTTTGACAAAGATAGGAGGCACCAACCATAAAAGCAAAGCCACCCAAAAAGATAGACAAAGATTGCAGTTGAAAGGTTTTCGGTATAATATTTTCGGCCACCTTTCAGGTACTCTTAGTACCTCAATGAAATAAAAAGAAAACAAGCATGCTGTAATTGGAATGATTAAAATCATATTATCCGTTTTAGTTTAATTGGTTTGATCTCTTTGATATAATTGTCAATGGCATTGGAAGGTACTTTAGTTCCCGTTACCCGGTAATTAATATACTCCCAAGCCTCTTCCAGAATGTCATTGATATTATCTGGACATACGGATTCATTTATGTCGAAAACAATATCCATACTCGCCACCACGTAATTACCTACGGTCTTCCCGTTTATTGCATTGTCGATCTTTGTCCTTGCTGCTTTCATAATCTTTTGCACCTGCTTAAAAGGCATCTTAACGTCTTCGCTTATTTTAGTCATGCTGCCCTTATCTAAATACAAAGATACCATTGCCCGCTCCACCCAGTGCAAATCAGATTCAAGACTAACCTCAACTCTATTTAACATAATATCTTTATCCCTATTATACTCCTCTTCTTCTATTTCAATATTATTATTAAATTCATTAGTAACTCTTCTATAAGTCCTGTAAAACTTCCCCTTCTGAAATATCATCTTTTGCACTATGCCGGTAGCAAAGTACATAAGCTGCTTATTTCCATTCAATTCAATGATTTTGGCTTCAGGCTGATTGCAAAGTACCAAAAATAATTCAGATTTCAAATCTTCATTACCTGCACCTGCATCGAACTTGTTCAGCATTTCATCAAGTTCACGGCTTTTAAAAAGGCTTGTTAGAATTTGGTTTTTGGTGTATGCATCCGAAGTTTTCATCAAACTCAATGTTTTTATGGTTTAAAAATAGGATATTTTCTTCGCCTTTGCTAACATTAAAAACCTGATCCATCACAACCGGGTTACGGCAATAACCTAACATTGTTTTGTAATGCACCCCCTCGGCCAGACTTTTTGTCCTTTCCGCTGCCATCATCCAAAAAATACAAGTTCTGCATTGTTTTTCCATTTTCTAAGTACTTTTACTTATTTTTTGCTTCATTTCCCATTTTCCCCCATTTTTTTGCCTACTTATATATATATTATATAGCACCCTATTATTATATATATTTTTATTTATTTATTTTTATAAGTAAAATAAAGTAGGAAAATAGGAATAAAGATATAACACCATTGATTATCAATGCTTATGGTATTCCTACTAACTTTTTTTAGCATAGTTTTAAAATTAGGAATATCGGAAATGACAATTTTTCCAACATTCGATTTTTGCCCTATTTTTCCTACTTCCGACATTTTAAAAATAATCTTCCGTAAAATTTTGATTACTTTCTGGGATGTCATTTTTCTGATCAGGCCATGAAATAAACCGATAAAACCGCCCTGAATCATTGCTTTTTTTATAGCTTAAATCTACTTCCACATCCCTAACCTGCGCCCATTTCTTAATCCATTTCGTAAGCATCGTTTGAGTTATTTTGTTATTATTGCACTCCTTATGTATGAATTCAAGTACCTTCTGTTTTGATTCAACAATGTAATAATCTGGATTATGTGCCGCCTCTTTGTATTGTTTTACGTTTATTGCGTTTGTTACCAATTTGCCCCCGATCATTACCCGATCGTTTTTAAGCATATCCGGAGCGAACTTAAAAAAGTTATTCTGCAACTGATCATCCATCCATTCAACAAAGGCTTTGTCGGTATCATTGATAAGGTTCCGGTCTATTGAGTTTGAAGTCCTTACCGTAATTTTACCACGATCTGCCAACATTAAATATCTTTGAGCACATGAAATCATAAAGTTGTCAAACCGACACCATTCTGCAACATCCCAATCAATAAAGAACGCCCTGCCAAATTCATCAATTGGCTTGTAATTTGAAGTAAATCGCTTCACAACAGGGAACTCAAATTTCCTGTCGTATGTACTTTCATCCATCTCACCAACGGCATAATTTGAGGTTATAATGATCTTAGGAGATGTTTCATAAGGTATGATAATCTTTGCCTTATTCTTTGCGTTAATTTCAATCCCTTCAGTTATCTGACTGAATAACTTTGTGAACCTGAAAGACTTTTCCACATCATCAATAAAGATTAGATTAGTATCCATTTGAACGGACTGCCATAAAAAGGTATCGCTAAAATTCATGGTCTTCCCGTTTATGTAGCTGGTCTTTCTAAACTCCTTTATGAATTTAACCAGTACACCCTTACCGGATCGCCCCTGACTTTCGCCCTCTGATTCAGCGGATACGTCTTCCATTATTACCGTAGATTTTGATATAAGCGGATCTTTGTATCGGCTTAGGTTGTAACCTATTATCTGATTAAGCTGCTCAACGTCATTGCCTCCTAAAATATTTATAAACCGTTCAGCGTCACAGCCTTTATATTCGGTCGGCTCATATCTTCTTTTAATAATATTCTCTTCCCAAACCAAGCCGTTTATTTCATTGTAAAGGATCGGCTCACATGATTCATTGGTAACCTTTACGGCGCAGTTGGTAAAGAAAAACCATGTTTCATTTTTGGTATCGCGTACAAATTCGCGGGTTAGGTTTGTTAAAAGTCCCTGCATTAAACCACCGCTTTCCTTAAATATTACCGGCACCTTTTCAATCATATCATCTAAAATATCCGGCTCCACTTCATTAAGGAAGGCTTTTATAAGGTCGGGTATTTCTGCAATGCGGACTTTATTGTGGATAACTTGCACCAGTTGATTATCATAAAAATAATAACCAATAGACTCAAGCCATGCTGCCAGTTCAGTGTACTTTATTTTTATGCGCTTATGTTCTTTTTTCCAGAACTGCCCTTCATCGGTTATGTTAATCCCGATGCCTTCGGATGCTAATTGCTTAGATGCATTGTGGATATTGCCATCATGATAAAAGTGAGCGTAAATACCAAAAGGCGTGTAACCTTTACCGGCATCCAGTTCGCTACCTGTAGAGAATAAATAAAGTACGTTACTGTCTTTAAATATGCTTCCTGAGTGGCGGGAGGTTGCATCTGGACGCTTTACAACTACGCGATCATTCAGCTCCATTACAATCTTCCAATTTCTTTCCGTCAGTTCGTCTAAGATATAACGCCAGTTCTTTTGCGTATTAAATACTTTCCACGGGCTATCCTCACGTACAATATCTTTTTTCTTTACTTCATATACGGGGGTTTGATCGTAGGATTTCATTACGGCCATAAGCCAGCCGCGCTCTTCCATATCGAGCTTTGGCAGTTCGCAGGGATTGCCTTGTATGTAAAAATACCCGGCGGAGGGGGCGGTCTTAATGTATTGCTTATTCGTTTCATCAATACGCTCGATAACTGTAAGCGGGTGGGGTGACGCTTCCACGCGTGCCAGCACCGGATCACCGCCTACCTTTTCTGCAAAATACTCTATATGCGCGCCGCCGGTCGGCGTGGTACATATTACCAATTTTTGGTAAAGTTCCGGCCATCCCTGTTCGATCGTGTTGAGTATCTTTTTAGTTATGCCTTTACTGTTCTTTTCATCAATATCAATCACTTCCATGCCACGTTGCAGCATGATACCTATATCACAATCCCTATCAAAATAATACTGCACGTTTTGCAGATTGATGGGATGCTTTATAATATCATTTATCTTTTTGATATTGGATGTTGGGCGCTTTTCCCCTTTGTCAAGTGGGATAACATGGTGCCCCACACCGATAAGCTCCTGCGCTGCTATGTAGGATGCTTTGTCGATAATCTCCCCTTGCTCAAGGTATTCGTAAATATTCATATTAATGGTTCGATTTTATTGCCTGAGATTTTATACATTACATTTTTGGATAGTTTTATATCCTTATTAAGTTCATTCTTTACTATCGCATATCTTGAGTAAAGTTTTCTGCTTTCAAGAATTGTTTTTGTGTATTCGCATTTAAAAGATTGAATTACTTCGTGTTCAAAAAAATAAAAAGATTCGTCATCTTTTTCAAACCTACCTATAAGATATTCATTTTTTTTATTTTCAAATCTATTGCAGTATAAATATTCTCCAGTCATTTGCACTTTATAAGTAAGTACATTTTGTTTTAATATTGAATTCATAATAAATTTTTTAATTCTATTAATCTATTTAAATAAGGAATTTTAATATTTGATTTTTTATAAGTATTTACGTAAGCTAAATGCGATTCAATAAATTGTCTGCAATTATTTATAAATGTAGATTTATTTAATTGAATAGATTTTGGCAAACTATTTAAATCAAAAAACATTTCCCCGGTATCTGAATCTATTATAATATCATTTTCATTAATCAAATTCATAACGAGTATTTTTTAACGATTGGAGTGATCTCCTTAATAAATTTGCCATGATTTTTTTCTTTAATAAAGAATAAAACTTTTAGTTTCTTTTCTCCTTCCGGAAGGGGCTGCCGCCCGCGTGGTTTCTTTTTGTCCATAATATTTATTTTTTACAAAGATAAAAAAATATTTGTTTATTAAAAATATTCTTTTTAATATTGCATTATTATTTAACTAAACGAGCTTATCATGTATCAAATCAACAACAAACAGCTGACATTCCTCGACAGCCGTTTTTATTCCACAGAGGACGGCGGATTCGTTCCATCCGTAACAACTATTTTAGAATGCTACCCAAAAGGCGCAGCCTATTACAACTGGCTAAAAGAAAACGGCAAAGACGCGGACGAGATCCGAGATGAAGCCGGGCGGCGGGGATCAGTCGTTCACAAACTCACTGAGTTTTATGATGCGGGTTATGAGGTGAATTTAGTAAACCCACAGGGGCAAATCGAGTACAAGCTCAATGAGTGGGCAATGTTTGAAAGGTATGTTGAGTTCCGCAACCGGTTCCAATTTGTAACCGAATCGATTGAGATGAATATTATCAGTAAGAAATTAGGCTATGCGGGTACGATTGATAGGATCATTGATATGAACGGCGAAAAGATATTGATTGACATAAAAACCTCAAACGCTATCTATCCATCCTATTGGCTGCAATTGGCTGCGTATCGTTCCCTATTAACTGAGAAAGAAGGATACAACCCAGTGGACAAAGTAGGTATCTTATGGCTTAATGCCAAAACCCGCACGGAGGGTAAGAAAGGAGATATTCAGGGGATCGGTTGGCAGCTTATAACAAAAGACGATACGGATAAGGAGCTGGAGTTATTCAAAGCTACGCATAACCTTTGGGCGGCAGAGAACGCAACGAGCAAACCAAAATCATTAACTTATCAAATATCTCATAAGTATGGAAAATAAAACCTACGATCTTTTAAAAGTGATTATCGAGCATAATTCATTTTTACAAAACCTTTTGATCGATATTAAATACGGTTCCACTTTTGAAGATATTAAAGAAAAGATCCAAAAAAAATCAGAGGATATTGAAAACCTAATACAAAAATTTATCAATGAAAGTAAGCATAATATTCCCAGTTGAGATAGGATTTGATACTATCAATGTAAAGTTGACAGCTGAATGTAACTACATAAATACTGGCATTGGTAGTTATGAGTATATGGGTAGCCGTGAGTTTGATGAAGGCGAAACTATTTTAGAGGTTAAAAATATCGAGTGGGCGCGGCACCTTTACACGATAAGGGAAAACAATACGATCATGATCGCTACTGATTCAGACGCTTGTTATGATGCCTTTGAAGCTGAAGTAAAACAAATCATTGAGGATAATATCTCAGGAAACTTTTAACCGCACCGGGCTACGGTCACCCGGCTTAATTATGGGCTTATCCAATACATCGGGAGGGATTACCTACCTAAACATGAAGCAGGGCAAATTTGCCCGCAAAAACGCCAATGGCGACATTGAGCTTTTCGACTCAGTTAGCGGGGTTATTAAAGATGTTCGTTTTGAAGATGACGAATATCAGGGTAGTAAATTCAGAAAGCTGCTTTTGACTTTGGAAGACGCGGGAACTAAGTACCTTGTACAGGTGCGCACCGACTCAGGCTACTTCCGCGGGCTAACGAACAGTATCGCGAATGCTGACGTAAGTCAGGAGGTGAAGCTGATCGCGAACAGCAAAACGGGCGACAACGGCAAACCGCAAACCACGATCTTCGTTAATCAGAACGGCAAGGCGCTCAAGTGGAAATGGTCAAAGGACAATCAGGGTGAACTACCTGAATTAGAAAAGGTAAAGGTAAAAGGGCAATATGTTTACGACAACAGTAAGCAGCTCGAGTTCTTTGAGAAGTTCTGGACAAACATTGTTAAAACTGAGAAACCAGCCATCGAGGAGGATGCTCCGTTTTAATCTGTAACCTTATTCACTCCCCGCTGATTATTAACCTTACAACGGTCAGTAAGTTAGGAATCTTTAAGAGGGCGGGGGGTGATTTTTAACAAACTTAAAAAAAATCAAATGGATCATATTTTACATTATTTTAAACTACATGAAGGCGATGAAAATCCCGGTAAAATTTTTAAAAATCGGAAGAAAAGATTAGCTTTTTTAATGGATACAATTATTGATTCAAGGGATAAGGTTTTTTTATTAAGAATAGATGCTGGTGGTCATAAAAGTTGTCAATCAATTTATGTTTTTCATTCCTTTAGTTGCATTGCTTTTTTACTTGATAATAGGTTCAGCAGTTGCCATTACATTTATTATCTTCATGAGTTTAAAAATTATGAAGATGCATATAAAAATGCCTTGCGAATAAAAGAACATTTAATATCATAAAAAACTAAAATATGAAAAGAGATTTAAAATATTTTATATTAGAATATAATACCGAGCAAGGTGCATTTCACCATAATCATTATGGATTACACATGATTGAAAAAAATTCATACGGATGGTTTTCCGTTATAGAAAGATGCACCGATAGTATAGGATATTTGTTTGAAATGTTTATTGAACGTGACTTTAATAAAAACTATACAAAAAAATATTTGATAGAAAAAGCAATAAGATTTCAAAAAAACCTTGAAGAGATGGAAAGGTTGGGTTTTGAAATAATACATAGAGGTGAAAAAGTTACATCAGATTTTATAATACCTGAATAATATGCAACCCCGCCCCTACCAAATATCAATAAGCGACAAAGCCGCCGACATCATCCGCAAATATGGATTGGTTTACTTAGCCATGCAGGTACGTTGCGGTAAGACCGTCACGGCTTTATTAACCGCTGAAAAGGTGGGGGCGGAGGTTATTCTATTCCTGACAAAGAAAAAAGTAATTAGCGGCATATTGGAAGATCATAAGCAGTTAGGATTGAAAGCGGATATTATTGTAACGAATTACGAGAATATTCATAAGATCGAGCAGCCTTTTGATATTGTGATCTGTGATGAAAGTCAGGGGTTATCTCAATATCCCCGCCCAGCGCAAAGGGTTAAAAAGCTGAAAGAATTATGTAAAGGCAAACCGATTATCTATTTGAGCGGCACGCCTACGCCGGAAAGCTACTCCCAGATATTTCACCAGTTTTACATTAGCTCATTCAGTCCGTTCAAAGATTATGTGAACTTTTACAAATGGGCAAAGGATTATGTGGATATAAGATTAAAGTATTTTAAGGGGTTAAAAGTAAACGACTACTCAAACGCAAACCAAACAAAAATCAAACAAATGACGGATCATTTAATTATCCCATTCACCCAGCAGGAG